GCTGGGTAACAGATGTTGAGTTACGTACAGGTGCTGAATTTATAGTAGTTAAAATGGGTAAGATACTGACATTGCCGGGACTACCAAAAGAACCTAACTCCATGCAAATGGGAGTAGATTGGCAAGGACAAGTATATGGACTAAGTTAACATTGTTGTGCTGCTATTGCTCCTTGCACAACACCTTGCCCTGCACTTGCGGGGCATTTTTTTAGGTTGCAAATCTTAGATTGACTATGTAATATAAAAGAATGCAAAAAGTTTACAAACACGTTGAAGATTATATTGAATTATTAGACGGTAGTGAGCCTGGCCAGATGTTTACACAGGCAAACGTTACTATCAGATTGGCCAGTTACGACAAAAACGTAGTCGAATCGTTGGCTTCTCACACTTTGTTTGGGGGATCGTTAACTGATCGCCAAGCTGAATTGGCGTTAAAATTGATAACAACGTATCAACGGCAACTAGCTAAACATGGTATCGACATTGGTACTATATTGGAAAATCCACAGTATAGACATCCCTTAAGAACAATTAATAGGTCTAAAGAAATTTGGATTGACAATGATCAGCTATACCTGCGTTTCCCATACGACAAACGATTAATAAATCAATTACACTCTCATCTAAAAACAAGTCTTGGCGCAGTAAAATTCCAATCAGATGAAAAAGTGTGGCAGTTGGACCTTACTGAGTCAAATGTCAATTGGGCAGTTACGTTTGGACAATTACATGGGTTTACTATTGATGATAGATCTCAAGACTTATTTGATAAAATAGTCAAGTGTGGTGATACGCCGTATGCTATTGAACTAATCCCTGCAGAAAATGGTTACACTATCACCAATGCTGCCAACAGTTTAATCGAATACATAGAACAGCACGGTGGATTTGGGTATGACAATTTGATTAAGTTAATTGATATGTCGTCGGTTTTGGGTTACACTATTAGTAGCAAAATTGATGTTCCGTTGCTGCTGTCAGCATTTGAAAAAAGGATCACACATCTAACACCCGGTGAGGATCAATTTCATATAGATATGATATTTGAATATGCCGAAATGACTAGTAGATGGCCAGTCTGCATTTTTGATCCAACTGCTAATCTAACGTTAAATAATACACACATCTTAGAAAAATCTCTAGAAAGGTTTGAACCTTCTGAGATTGTGCAGTTTGATCATAATGGTAAAACCAAAACTTGTGAGTACAACCCCCAAACTGTTAAAGTAATATATGCCAGGAAGATTCCTAAAACATGGAGTCATTCAGTACCGTTATTGGTATCGACAATTGAAATGATGTTTGGGGGCAAACGCATGGAATGGCTACAATCAGCAGAAAAGGTAATTTTCTACTGTGCAAAATTAAAGGACAGCAAAAACAATGGCAACAGCCAGATTGATAATCAAAGATGAATGCAATGTCAAGGTAGAAGGACTTGACCTAACTGATCGCAAGACTCTCACTAACAAGTTTAAATATGACATACCAGGGGCAAAATATCAGCCAGCAGTTCGATTGGGTAGGTGGGATGGCAAAGTTGCATTTTTTCAGTTGGGCGGCAGCACTTATATTAATCTCTTGCCAGAAATACTGCCTTACTTGGATCAACGTGGGTATGAAATTGAACTTGAAGATCTAAGATCATACAACACACAGTTTAATTTTAATCAGATAACCGAACAAACATTCGCGCACAAGGTGTGGCCAGACAAGCATCCTATGGCTGGACAACCTGTGGTACTGCGTGATTATCAGATTGATATCATTAACCGGTTTTTGAGTACTCCCCAAAGCATACAAGAAGTGGCCACAGGTGCTGGTAAAACTTTAATGACTGCGGCACTTAGCTATAGTTGTGAGCAGCACGGTCGAACTATTGTGATAGTACCTAACAAAAGTCTAGTAACGCAAACAGAAGCTGATTACATTAATCTAGGGCTGGATGTTGGAGTTTACTTTGGTGACCGCAAGGAATTTGGTCGTACTCATACTATCTGTACTTGGCAGAGTTTAAACATATTGCTTAAAAATACCAAATCAGCCGAAGCACCTATTTCAATCAGTGAATTTTTGGAAGGTGTAGTCTGCGTGATGGTGGATGAATGTTTTGATGGAAATTCAATGGTATTAACCCCATTGGGAGTCATAAACTATTCAGAATCCACAGGTGATTTTAAAACAGACACTGTAATTAAACAACATGTCAATTTAACTAATTCAGCATCAGAGAAAATGTATGAGCTAGAATTTGATAATGGCACAAAAATACAAGTTACCGGAAATCATAAATTCTTAACACAAGATGGTTGGGTTAGGGCTGATAAATTAACGGAAAATCATATAATTGTATCTAAAACATAAATACATATAACTAAAGCGGAAATACTTATATGAAAATATCTTATAGTGACTGGATCAAAAAATTAAATGAGAGATTAGAATATAATAATCAGACGTTGCGGGTAGTTGATTATAACAGACAATATTTAAAATTATCAAATGACGTGGAATTAACTGGTAATGATTTTACAAAATTTAAAAAACGAATTTTAAATAAAAAAACAGACATCTGGGTTAAAAACGCAGATAACTTATTCAATGGGCTTACAACAGTTGATGAAATAAAATCAGTACTAGCATCAATTGGTGGAAAATCTTGTCAAAAATTACACGGTCCTAACATTGTTCAAAACCTTAATACTGGTGTCCCGTGGAACGCTGGTACAAAAGGTCAGCGCACAGGCACAAATGGTCCAAGACCCCAATTAGTTAAAGATAAAATTAGCAAGAAGAATAAAGGGGCAGGTAATGGAATGTATGGGACTACAATGTCAGATTCTGAAAAAAAGAAAAGATCAAAAATAATGAAACAAAAAATATTGCTGGGAGAATTTACGCCTAACAGTAATAATAGGAATACACATTGGGATTCTTATTTTGATGGTAAAAAATATAGATCAAGTTGGGAGGCACTGTACCAATATATTAATCCGTCTGCTGAGTACGAGGTCTTGAGAATTAATTATAAAATTAATAATAAAGAGTATATCTACATAGTAGATTTCCTTGATAAGAAGAATAAATTTGTAGTTGAAGTAAAACCCGAGGAATTGTGTATTGGATATAAATTTCAAGCTAAACTTTCTGCATTGGGTGAATGGGCAAATGATAACGGATATACTGTAATCATTGTTAATAAGAAATGGCTTAAGGCGCAGAAAATAGATATAGATTATTCAAAGTTTGACGAAAATACAACAAGGAAAATTAAGGCATTATATGAAATTAATTAAAAGAACCGAGGTATCTAAACCAGATATAGTATATAACTTGCATGTTGAAAAGGATCACAATTATATTGTCGATGGTGCTGTAGTCTCAAATTGTCACATGGCAAAGGCTGATGCGCTTAAAACCTTGCTCACTGGAGTAATGAGCCATATTCCTATACGATGGGGATTAACCGGCACTATTCCCAAAGAACCATACGAATTCATGAGCTTGAAATGTAGTATTGGCGATGTGGTCGGCAAATTGAAAGCCAGTGAATTGCAAGAGCAAGGTGTGTTGGCGCGATGCCATGTGAATGTAGTGCAGATGATCGATTACGTGGAATACAAAGACTATCAGAGCGAACTCAAATACCTAACTACTACAACATCAAGGTTAGCTTATCTAGCTAAACTAATATCTTCGATCAAAGACAGTGGCAACACACTGGTGTTGGTTGATCGCATAGAAACAGGAAAAATCTTACAAGCAGAATTGAGTACCTTGTTTAGTCTACTAAGTGATAAGCCAGATGTGAGTTTTGTATCTGGTTCAACCAAGTCCGCAGAACGAAAAGAACAGTATGACAGCATCGCTACCAGCAACAATCAGATAATCATAGCGACATATGGAGTAGCTGCTGTGGGCATCAACATACCTCGTATTTTTAATCTCGTGTTGGTGGAGCCAGGCAAGAGTTTTGTTAGAGTCATACAAAGTATTGGTAGAGGAATCCGTAAAGCAGAGGACAAAGACTTTGTGCAGATATGGGATATCACATCTACATGCAAGTTTGCCAAAAGGCATTTAACAGCTAGAAAAAAATTTTATACGGAGGCCGCATACCCTTATGCGATTGAAAAAGTGGAGTGGCAAAAATAATTTATGCACATATTAACCTTAGAAAATCAAGCGTACGAAATGAGTGAAATACCAGACGAGATTGAAGATCTTCGTTTTGCTATATTAGATAACAGCGATCCCAAAAATCCAGATTATTTCTTTATTCCATTGATATTTTTGGAATCATTTAACAGTCCGGCACTGGTATTAAATATTGGCGGCAACATAGTCAAGATGCCAGTAGATTGGCAGATATTGATAGGTGAAGCAGACTTTGGGGATTTGGAAGTCATACCTTTAACCAGTATTAATGATCGCGGATTCAGTGCGTTTACCTTTAATCCATTGAGTACATTTAAACCAGAATTTCATCCTGTGGAGATAATTGATATATATCAAGATGTTAAATGGTATTTCCCCAAACTTAAACCAGGACAAATGCTGGCGGTGCCAATTAATGACGGCAATGAACCCTTGTGTGCGTACTTTGTCAAAGACATATCTAGACAGAGTGAGATAGTAGACTATGGGAAGATATGGTGATGGGTACACTAACTCCAGGCGCATCTTATGTTTATGAACGTGTTGACGGCGTACTATATTCTAGGGAGCTGGGCTCAACAGAACGTATGGAGATTGGTAGATACTACAATGCTGCATCTGTACAGGAACAGAAAGATCAAATGCAATTGTGGGCTGATATCAATAGGGCAGCTAAGACTAATCCCACTTTACAAAATGCTCTAGACCAGTGTATAATGATATATAAGTTAAGCAAGGAGTATGACAATGAATCCCGCACAATTTAAACAGAAAAAGAAGAGGCCAGTCGACCCAAACGCTCCACCTAGACCCAATCTACTAAGTCATGATAAAAAGATCAAAGAAACAGATGTAACTATCCAACGATTGGTTTCTATAGTTGAACGACAACAATCTCAGATTGAATCATTGCAAACTAAATACTCTAACCTTCAATCTAGCATGGAACAGCTGATAAATTATGTTAGGTCAAAAAAATAATGGCTAAAAATCTTGACCCCTTGCATATTTCAAACGAAATGGCAGCATTTGACCGCAAAGATAGAACCTATTATGATAAGTTTACAGAAGAACAGCGAAAGAAATTCAGTACTTATTTGATGCTGAGATATGGAGCTAGTGTAGCCGGTAGTGAAGATCTTCAAACCTATTATCTATTATCTACCAATGAACGAGTAAACAAGAATTTCTTCGACATTGGTAAGCATCCCAAATTACAATGGTTGTGCTGTACGACAGTTAGTCCTAGCATGGGACAGTTTCATCATTATTGGCAAGCCAGCAAGAACCGTACTAAGGATAATAAGATTTTAAAGTTTCTAGCTGCACAGAATCCTGAACTTAAAGATGACGAAATTGAACTATTGGCGATTATAAATGATAGAACAGATATTGAAGACATGGCAAGAAAACTCGGTTGGGATGAAAAACGAATTAAATCTGAACTTTAAGTGTCAATACTGCAATAAATTATTTCGAAAAGAATCTGTGTTGGCTGCACATCAATGCGAACCTAAACGTCGATGGCAGCAAGAAAAAGAACAAGGTGTGCAACTAGGACTTCGAGCATGGTTGAGATTCTATGAAATCACACAGGGTTCAGCAAAAACTAAAAGCTATGAGGATTTTGTCAAGAGCCAATTTTATTCTGCTTTTGTAAAATTTGGTCGTCACATTGTAGCTATACGTGCAGTTAATCCTGGTGCATTTATTGATTATGTGGTACGACAAAATAAAAAACTTGATCATTGGACCCATGAGTCTATATATGTAGAATATCTCAAACAATATCTGCGCAGAGAAGCAGCACAAGATGCGTTGGAGAGATCTCTTTTAGAAATGCAGGAATACACAGACAGTAACCCTAACATTAGCAACAGATTCGCTGATTATTTTCGACAAGGCAACAGTAATCTTATCTGTAGTCACATAATAAATGGCAGGATTAGTCCTTGGGTCGTGTTTAATTGCGCCAGCGGTATTGAATTTTTGGAAACACTAAATGAAGAGCAGATTGCGATGATATTGCCTTGGCTAGATCCGGACCATTGGCAGAGTAAATTCAAAGATCGTGTGGCAGACACCGAATGGATCAAGATGATACTAAAGGATGCAGGACTATGATAGTTAGAATTCCATATCACCGCAATAATACCAGTGCTCCGCCTATGAAAGGGGCAATATCAATAAGTCAGATACTTAAAGAGCAATATAACCTAGTACATGAACTTGATTATACTTGGTATTTTGAACCTACGAAGAAAAATTTAGTGATATCACTAAACGACACTCATGCCTCGTTATCTACGATGATATCTATGCGGTTTATAGGGGTAGACTTATATGAAATTTAAAAGTGATATCGACATAGATCTCGCTGACAGAGAACAAGCATTATCTGTAATATCAGTTACTCCTAGCAGCATACTCCGTGATGGCAAGTTGATCAAACATAATACCGGGGTACACCCGACTAAGATACCTGTAGACCCATTTTCAGGTGTCGCTAGTTTAGATTACAACATTGCTGAAGAACGTGGGTATATTAAAATAGATTTACTCAATGTCAATCTATATCGACATGTCAAAGACGAACAGCATCTGAGAGTATTGATGAGAGAGCCCGACTGGGCACAACTTTATGATCGAGAGATCTGTGATCAATTAATGCATGTCAATGGACACTATGATTTATTGTTGCAGATGCCAGAACCAGTCGATTCTATACCTAGATTGGCGATGTTTTTGGCCATCATAAGACCCGCTAAAAGACATCTAGCTGGCAGGGTATGGAAAGAAGTTGCTGCTACAGTGTGGGATAAACCTTTAGATGATACTTATTACTTTAAGAAGGCGCATTCAATTTCCTACGCACAGTTAGTAGTTGTGCATATGAATCTATTGGCAGAACAGAGATTAGTTAACTCGACGAACTAAGGTGATGGAGCGCCGTTTGGATCTTTTTTGTGCGATTTCTCTCAGACTCACATAAGGCCCATGTTCAATCGATACATCCTTGCTATTGAAGGTTTTAAGGCAGATCTTAAATTCTGTCCAGTCCTGCTTTAAAAAAACATTAATTGGCACTAGTCGATTGCTTTCCCACCACCATTGGTCGGCCAGCTCTAAAAAACGTGTTTTTTGCTCGAGAGTTTTTAATACGGCGTAATCGTAAATGGTAGTTATGAATTCATCTGAGTTTTGTACAATGCCAATATAGTCATTGCCACCATAAGTAACAAAACTTAAGAAAGGATATTGGTCTAATAACTGTTTGAAACTATTTTCCATATTACGATAAATACCTTAAAGGATCAAAAAATTGCATCATATCTCAAGTTATTTATATGATAATAAAATCCAAGTTTTACTATTGGATGAAGATCCTGTGTTGAAAACAAGGGACCGTATCGTGTATAGCAGAACTCTAAAAGTCTACAAAGGTGTAGACAACCCAATTACCATTGCTTTTCGTAACAGCGATCAAAAGGCTGCTAACATTGCCAATAAAACATTTACATTTGCATTAACAGCAAACGTGGGCAACACTAGTGTATGGTCTACTCCGGTGACAATTTCAAATGTTGGTATGGCTATTGGTCAAGTTGTATTAGATCAAGCCAACGTAGCCAATCTTGATCAACAGTATTACAACTATACGATCAGTTATACTGATGGCGAGTTAACTAGACCTGCATATACTGATGACAATTGGGGTGCAGCTGGTCAATTGCAGGTTATTTCCAACGTTTATTAACCATAAAAATTGATTTACCACAGAGCGTGACTATATATTAATAGTATGCTCTACACTGTATCTGATCACGTAAAATCTCTATTGCCCTCAAAACGAAAAACTAGTCCTAGTGGTTGGGTTAGTTTTAATGCAGTATGCTGTCCACACAACGGCGAAAGTGCTGATACTCGTAGCCGAGGTGGTATAGCGCCATCATCAGATGGCAGTGTTTCATATCATTGCTTTAACTGTGGGTTTAAAGCCAGTTACCAACCCGGAAGACATCTCAATTACAAATTTCGCAAATTACTATCATGGATGGGCGCATCAGAAAATGATGTTAAACGCTTAGTCATAGAAGCTATAAGGGTTAAAGAATTAATAGCTCCTGAAGATTTAACTGACAAGATAGAGGAAAAAATAGAATTTAAAAGTCGAGATTTGCCAGAAGATGCTGTTAGTTTCAGCGAGCTGCGCACATTTTTTACACTAGCTGGCGATGATTATGAATTCCCAGCTAAGATTAGAAACGCTGTTAACTACATTGGCGAAAGAAAGATTGATCTCAAAAGATATGAATTTTATATATCAGATCAGATTGAGCACAGCCTACATCAACGAGTGATAATACCTTGCATATGGGAAGGCAAGACAATTGGCTATACCAGTCGTGCGTTTGTTGATGGTGTAAAACCCAAATATTATAGTCATTATGAACCTAATTTTGTATTCAACACCAATAATCAATTGCTAGACGGAAAATTTGTCATAGTATGTGAAGGCCCGTTTGATGCAATGAGTGTTGATGGTGTGGCAGTGTTAGGTAATGAATGTAGTGAACAGCAAGCAGAAATAATTGATTCGTTGGGACGCGAAGTTATTGTAGTAGCAGATAGAGATCGTGCTGGAATTAAGTTAATTGACAGCGCCATTAAATATGGGTGGTGTGTTAGTTTCCCTGTCTTTTTTGAGACTTGCAAGGATGTTAACGAAGCTGTGGTTAAATATGGTAAGCTCTTCGTCCTC